CAACTGGGAAGCACTAACATATACTTACAGCACAACCCAGCCATATCAAGCACCAGCTGATGGCACATACTGGTACTACAGTGATGCCGCTACAGTTGATGTTATGATAGCTGACATAGGCGGATGGAAAGGTTACAAGAGCAGTTACTACGACGGATCAAAAACTGATGCACGTGGTTATGATCTAAGTCTAACAGATGCAAATGGTGTTCAGGTTGTAGCCAGTGAACCAACATTCCAAAGCGACGGTGTTAGCGCACTAGTTGCTGGTGATTTGTGGTTAGACAGTAGCGACTTGGAAAACTATCCAAAACTTTATCGTTATACAGGTACTGCTTGGGGATTGATTGACAACACAGACCAAACAAGCCAGAATGGTATCTTGTTTGCAGATGCACGGTGGGATACAGATGGTACTACAGATATTATTACAGGTAGCTTACCGTCAATCACAAGTTTGTTAGCAAGTGATTACATTGACCAAGACGCACCGGACTACAGACTTTATCCACGTGGTATGCTAATGTTTAACATGCGTAGAAGTGGTTACAATGTTAAGCAGTATGTAAGCAATAAGTTTAACGCAACAGCGTTCCCAACTTTGCCAGCAGTTCCTGGTGCAGGTAGCAGTTTACCAACTGTTAAGAACACATGGCAAACAGCAAGTGGACTACAAAACAGTGGTGCAATGTTTGCAGGCCGCAAAGCACAACGACAGATGGTTGTAGCCGCAATGCAGAGTGCAGTAACAGCAAATACAGAAGTGCGTGAAGATCAATACGCATTCAACATTATTGTTGCACCAGGTTACGAAGAAGTTATTGACGAAATGGTTGCACTAAACAACGATCGCAAGAACACAGCGTTTGTTATTGGTGACACACCATTACGTTTAGCACCAAATGCAGTTGATATTGCTAACTGGAGTAACAACACCAATGGCGACGGACTAGCAACTGCAGACCCATACTTGGGTGTTTACTATCCAGCAGGACAGACTAGCGATTTGCAAGGTAACACTATTACTGTTCCAGCAAGTCATATGGCATTGCGCACAATGATCTTTAACGACAATGTAGCGTATCAGTGGTTTGCACCAGCAGGTACAAGACGTGGTTTGGTAGACAATGCTACTAGTATTGGTTATATCAACTCAGCAACAGGGGAGTTTGAGTTCAACAGTATTAGAGTAGGCTTACGTGATACATTATACGAAAACAAGATCAACCCTATTACAAACTTACCGGGCGTTGGCTTAGTTGTTTGGGGCCAGAAGACACGTAACCCAACCACAAGTAGTTTGGATCGTATTAATGTAGCACGTCTTGTTAACTACATTAGAACAATACTTGCAAGAGTTGGCGACGGTTTCTTGTTTGAACCAAATGACAAGATTACCCGGGATCAGATATCAAACATTATCAGTGGCGCAATTAACGATCTAGTTGCAAAACGTGGTGTTTACGATTACTTGGTGGTGTGTGATGATTCAAACAACACTCCAACACGTATTGCACGTAACGAGTTGTATGTTGATATTGCTATAGAACCAATGAAGGCAGTTGAGTTTATTTTCATTCCAATTAGACTTAAAAACCCAGGTGACATAGCCGCAGGTAATTTATAATAGTAGCACATAATGGAGCCTCCGGGCTCCATTAACACAATGGGTATTTTCGATAAATATCTATAACAGGAGAACAAGATATGGCAATAGCGTCATTAAACAAATTTACAGTACCTTTAAGTACAGACCAAAGTGCAAGTACTCAAGGACTTTTAATGCCAAAGATGAAATATCGCTTTCGAGCGGTGTTTGAAAACTTTGGTGTAAGTACAGACAGAGTCGAGTTAACCAAACAGGTCAGCGAAATCACAAGACCAACTGCTGTTTTTAACGAACAAACAATCGATGTTTACAACAGTAAAGTTTATCTAGTAGGCAAACCAAACTGGGAAACATTATCAGTTACTCTACGTGACGATGCAGGTGGAAATGTTAGTAAACTGGTCGGCGAGCAGGTTCAGAAGCAATTCGATTTTGCTGAACAGTCAAGCGCATCATCGGGCATTGATTACAAATTTGTTCTCAGATTTGAAATGTTAGATGGTGGCAATGGCGCAAACGAAGCAAACGTACTTGAGACATGGGAATTGTACGGAGCATTTATTAACAACGTAGCGTATGGTGACATGAACTATAGTTCAAATGACCCAGCTACTATTGCGCTAACAATTAGATACGACAACGCTATACAAACACCAGACGGAACAGGTATTGGTACAGCAGTTGGCAGAACCTTAGGCGAGAACATCACAGGTGTAACCTAATAGTTTTTCTAGCTAGAAAAATACCCAGAGTAAATCCTGGGTATTTTTTTGGGCTAAATACCATATAAGGTATCTTTTCTATGGCTAATATTTTTGACGGATTTTTTAAACAAATAGCCACTGGCGATAGTGTTAAAGATTATAAACACGCCAGTAGACTGTTTGTTGACAACAACTATGCACGAAGTCCTAAGTATAACTGGCTATATCATGTGTTTTTTGATGTAGACCCTGAAATTTCAAATCTTGATAATAATCAAATTACAGAAGCAGGCATGCTGGTTAAGAGTATAAACTTGCCAAACTATACTGTTGATGTACAAGTTAAGAACAACTATAACAAAAAAGAGCTAATACAAACCAAATTAAACTACGGTGAAGTCTCAGTAACATTTCACGATGACCAGTCTGAAATCGTACGAAACTTGTGGTACGATTATTATACTCATTATTACAGAGATAACGATGCAGGATACAGTGACCGATCAGGACATATACCACTTAACTATCATGCCAACAACAAGTATCAGCCACGCCAGGGAGATTTTTATGATAAATTTGGATATTCACCTGCGTCCAAAGGCGGCTCAGATTTAGCTAGATATTTTACTGCTATTAGGGTATACAGTTTACATCAGAAACGTTTTAGTGAGTACACACTTCTTAATCCAGTTATAACAACCTTTACACACGGAACACACAGTGCAAGCGCCAATGGATTGCTAGAGCATAGCATGACTATTTCTTTTACCACAGTGCTGTATGCCGGAGGTAATGTTAGCTCTGCTACTGTAGCAGGATTTGCAGACCTGCACTATGATAAGTCTCCAAGTCCCCTTACACCTGCAGGGGGTGGAACAAACAGTATACTGGGTCCGGGCGGAATACTCAGTGCAGTGGACAGCATTGTTGGCGACGCATCAGGTGCAAATTTTGGTAGTGCGGCATTTACAGCATTTAGGGCGTTTGAGAAAAACAAAAACGTTGACCTTAGAGGATTAGGCAAAGGCGAATTGATACAAATTACCAAGGACATACTACGTAAGAATGAAGATCCTAGAAATAACTTTTTTATTCCTACCACTGGCGTATTGGCTAATTCTGGATTATTTGGTACTGCGGCATCAGCAACACAGTCTGCGGGAATTACAGAATTCAGCGGCAAACGATCAACAGGTGGTGTTAACAGTAACGGTGGCCCATTGAGCGGCTTATTGGGCACTGGTGATATAACTTCGCAAATCTCCAGCGCACTAAGTGGGTTTCCAGCAGATATAGGCGGCGCTTTTAGTAGTATCACTAGTGGTGCGTCCGGCTTAATAAGTGGAGCACCTATAAACAAAATTTTAAACTTCGGCACATCGGGTGCTGGATTAACTGGTTCGTCAGAGAGCACAAGTCCAGAGTTTAGTGGGTTCGCAGGCAAGTTGGGTACAATAGGTAAAGATTTATTTCAAAGTGTGAATGCTGTAACAGATCAAAACAACAGAGGAGTAGCAGGTGTAGCCAATGGATTAATTGCGGCAGCTCCTGCAGTCAGGCAAAATCTACAACAACTTGCTCCTACATTCCTAGCAGGAACCAGCACCATTGCTTCGCAATTATCAAGTGTGCTAAGTCAAACACCGTTTGGCAGTTTAAATATTCCTAAACAATTGGCTGTGGCAAATGATAATGCTAGAGAGTTCATCGCATCCGGAAATCAACAAAATCTAGCAGATAACAGAATTCCTTCATCGACTAACCCAATGAATATATCAGGCAGTGTTCCATCCTAAAGGTAAATTATGACAGCAAACAGTTACATTTTCACTGATAGCATTGTTGGCACAACTGGCGCAAACACTGCGGCTGAAATAAACGCCACAAACTTGAAGATACAAGGTTGGTATCTTGACGATCAAGATTCCCCCAACATGAACACCAGTCTACCAATAGTACCTGGTAGGCAAGGAATAGCAAAGGACAACTAATGGCAAGCATAGTTAGAGCAAAAAATCCAACAAATCTAAGTTCAGTTAATTTAAATGCAATAGTTGAACAAAATTCCAACAAGTACTTTAATAATTTCTTTGAAATTCCTGTGGAAGTAAGCAGTAATGTAGATGCGGCTATTATTGGTTTCTTTGAAAGAACCACTGGAGATACAGAATCCGCAAGACAACTTGCTAGTGCAGTTATCTATACCAGTATTAAACAAGGTCTCAATCCTATGGAAACACTTGCTGAGTTTGAACAGATCGATCCTGGACAGCTAGATGCATATACTGCACTGTTTTTGAATTTTGACAGAATTGGCACAAGTTATTTAGGACTAGCAAATACCCCAACAATTAACAAATACGTACAACGATCAATATTGCCATGAGCTCCAAGTACCACAACGGATTCTATCAAGTAAAGAATGCGTCAAAATATGTAGGCAAAAAAACACCACAGTTTAGAAGCGGGTGGGAACATGTGTTCATGCGCTTCTGTGATGAAAATCCTGCTATACTACAGTGGGCAAGCGAATCGATACGTATTCCTTATAGAAATCCTTTTACTAACAAAAACACAATATACGTTCCAGACTTCATGGTTGTGTATGTTAAAAAGAACGGTGAGAAACACGCAGAGCTAATAGAAGTCAAACCAAACAAAGAAACTTCCTTGGATGAAGCAAAAAGTCCAAGGGACCAAGCCGCGGCAGTGCTAAACATGCACAAGTGGCAAGCGGCTCAAGCATGGTGTGATCAACACGGCCTAAAGTTCCGTATAGTGACGG